GGATTCATTTATCGCTTGTAATGCTACTTCCTCTCCTACGGACGCACAACGTGCCACAAAAGCATCACATTTTGCCTGCAAATCATTTTTGTAATTTTGCAAGTGGTTTATTGTGTCCTGTATTGAACTTTGTGAAAACAAGTTCATTTTGATTTTCTTTTTTGCCACAAAACCACCTACTTTACATTTCTTTGCAAAAGGAATAAATCAACTGTCAATCCCTCATCTGCTACACCTTTTACGGTATAATCCGCAGATTTTGGATCCGGGAAACCATCTGAATCATATTTAACTTCCGAACGTTTCCAAATCAAATCGCCTGCCTTGATTGGAAGACACCCTTTATCCGTTACAATCTGCGCATAATTAGTAGAATCATCTACACCAAACTCTTTCATAAGGACTTCGGACAGTTTATTATTGATGCTTGCATAAAAGATTTTTGGTTTTGCAAAACCATCAATTTCCTTTTCAATCATCGGAATTTTTTCGCCGTCCACATCATAGTAAATGATGTTTCCCTCTTTATCTTTTTGGTAGATTTTTACGTTTGATTCAAGGCAAGAGTATGTCATTTCCTGCTTATTGATTTTAAGCATTTGGCTTTGCCTTTTTATAAATCTGGTTTACTCCGGTACTAGCCAATCCAGAAACAATTCCCACCGAAATTGCATTCAAAATATCGTTTGCCGGAAAGTCTGGGATGACATACAATCCTACCACTCCAAGGATTCCACCGAAAGCACCGACAATAACCGGAATGTAATCATCTTTGATGCCAGGAATAAGTTTTGCACCAATTCCAATCAGATAGCAAATAACTATGATTGCTATGCAAGTTCCAACTTGTGTAAAATCCATTAGTCTTTACCTCCATTTTTTAGTCTTATTTCCTTTATCTCTTCGTACATTTTTGTTGCCATTCCATTTCCTCCAAGTGCATGATATGCGTTGTACATTTCTACGAAATTTTCATACGCATAACTCGGAATTTCTCCCAATTTCATGTACTTATCGTGGTATTCTATGAGTTGCACACGCAAAAGAAGCATTGTACCTTTGCTATTTGCATCCCTGTCTTTTTTCTGCTGCTTTAGGAGCCAAACAATATACCCTAACAAAATAGGCAACACAACTGTGTAAGTTTGTAACAAAAATTCTTTCATTCCATATCTCCTTGTTTTGACATACTGCCCTCCACCACTTTCTGTATGCCGCCTGCTACCAAATGGTAACGCACATTCTTCTATAAAAAGTTGACAAAAGGATATACCCCAACAAACAAGTCGTTTCGGTCTTTCCAGTTCCTGCTTACTCCATTCTCTGTATAAGAATCCATGAAACTTTCTCCTGCCTGTGAATGATCGTATACAACGAGATTTACTATGACATCATTAAATCTCTTTAAATCGTCACGAATCTGTTCTTCCGTATATTCTTTTGGGTACACCCTTTTGCCAATCAATTCATTCTCTGCCTGCTTAATCAACTGATTTAAAAGCGGATTTTCTTCTTTGTGGTCGAATACTACTTTGTCCTCGCCATCCTCATTCTCAATATGAAATTGTTCTAATCTGATTTTGACTTGTTCTAAAATACTATATTCTTCCATAGAAGTCACCTATTAGTCATCCTTTGCTGTTACCCTGCTTTTACTGCTCTGTAATTGGAATCACACTCGATAATCATAATTTCTTTGCCGGTTGTCGCTTCAATTTCAGAAACTCCGTCCCATGTTGCATAAGTCTTTACGTTTCCGAGATAAGAAGGAAGTTTGCAATCATCTGCTACCTTATACTTGTAAGAATTGTTTGATCCTTTTGCCGGAGTAACAGTCACCTTTGTATATCCAGTAGTAGATTGGCTAGCGGAACTATTTACTACCAAAGTGTCTAATCCACTTTCACCCTCGGTCAGTTTACCGATTACAATTCCATAAGGATTAGGAATTACCGGAATAAATACTCCGCTGGCTTTAGTCCATTCAGCAACAGGATCCGGTGTTGCCCACTGAGAAATAGTAATAAATTGTTTCTGAGACAAGTTTGTAAATGTGCTTGCTTTTTCTTCTTCTGGAGTAACACCCCAAAGACCAGTACCAATTTTCCCGTTTCCGGTAGATACATAAAGAGTAAATACGTTATCCGGCAAAAATCTTTTAGGCGTTCTTGTGGTATTTTCTCTGTTGACAATTCCGTACATATCATCGTCAATTACCATAGTGAGACCATAAAGGCTAAGCAACAGGTTTGAAACTTCCGCAGGAGTGATTGCCATTCCGACAAAATTTACTCCCTTAATAGCTTTCATGATTCCTTCGTTCTTAAGCATATAAGATCTCATCTTGGTAGAAGTCAGTACAGTATTGACAACATATCCCTTATCAAGAGCCATCTGGACCATATCCGCAATATCACCAAGAATATCATGAGTAGGATCTTCCCAGCCTTTCAGTGCCTTAAACTTATTTACTTTGAAGTCAACAGCAAAATTGAGACCATTTTCGTTAATAGTCATTTTACCGGTAGACATAACCTCCATTTTTGCGATTTCAGTTCTTGTCTTTACAGAATCAGACAGCCGACCCATATCGTCATATACATAGTCAATCAGGTTGCTTTCTCTTACGCCATGATTCAGCAACTGGCGTAATCTTTCAGACTGGTTGATTTTTTCCTTAATCAGCAGCTTTTCTACGCTTACTTTTTCAAATCCAGGTCTTACACCAATAGCAGCTTCGGTATCAAATGCGTGTACCATTGCTGCGGTAGGAAGATCCATTCCCTCGGAAAGTCTTTCGTACTCTGCTTCAAGGTTCTCGGTCTTAATATCAGGGAAAAGACGATCACCAACATAGTTTCTTGCAATAGAATAGTTCTGTGAAAAATCCAGTCTATCCTTGTCTGTAATCATAGATAATACACTAGGCATATTTCTTTACCTCCGTAATTTAATCAAAATAAATGCCATTTGCCTTAAGGGCAGTTTCGGCACCACTGTCAACAGTAACAGGCAGATTTTCCTTAATTACTCTGCCGGCAACAATTACGGAAATAGGTTTTTTATCATCATCCGTAATGTCAACATCTTCAAAAACAATTCCCTTTGCAGAAGAATCGTTAGTAGGTACTACTGCTCCGGCTTTAATTATTTTTTTATCGCCTACCGTAGTAGCCATTGCCTTAGTACCTTCAAATGTCTTTAATACAAGTCCAACTTCACTGGACAAAATATTTACACCAGATGTATAACTGGTAGTTTTCATATAAGCCATCTTTATACCTCCAAACTTATTGTTCGATTACATAGCGTTGATTGTATTTTTTAGCCATTTCAGCGCCTTTACTTTCAGTTCCATCTTTTTCACCATTACTGCCGCCGCCCGGAATATCCTGATTTTGAGCAATCTCTTGTTCCTTTGCCTGTGCCGCAGCTGTTTCTTTTTCGGACATAATCTTTCCAAGTTCTGCATAGTCAATACTTCCATCATCTTTAACAACGGTTCTTGATTGATCCGCAGTAATTTTAAAATTTGTCATTGCTGCTTCTCTCTGATCTCTAATTGCATTAGATTTCTTCATTTCTGCTATTTGCTTATTAGCAGTTTCTAAAGCCTTGTTTGCTTTTTCAAGCTCTGTCAAATTTCCAGCTTCTAATTCGTCAATCTTTTCCTGCAACTCGTCAGCCTTTTCAGCTTTTTCTTTGTACTGCTTTGCCTTATCTTTTTCTTTTTGGGTCTCGCCATTCAATTGATTCAGATAATTACTGATCTGATCTTCTGTAGGCTCTTCAACTCCAATTGAAATAAGATTTTGCTTTGCCTGTTCTCTTGTCATAAGATTACCTCCGTTCACTACGCTTTTTTACGTTGTTCGCTCAACATGTGATTTCTCCTGTTTAACGCACAGGTGCATATTTTATAAAATAAAAACAGCCACCTTTTACTCGGCAACTGTTTCATTTTGCTTATTATTTATTTGATCCACTATGTTTTGAGCCTTAACTTCCTGCTCTTCTGCATCGTCAATTGTTTTGTAAATATTGTCAATATAAGGCTTCGATAAAAGAAACGTCTTTTCTGCGTCCCCCCACAATCCAACCGTTTTGATTGCAATAATTGGATGTATTCCCGCTTGCAAAAGGACGGTCAATGTCTGTGCCTTTGTGTACATATTGTCTTGCGGACTATGATTTATCTGCACGTCAAAATCTCTAACAGAAATTCCTAGGTCTTCACCAGAAAGTCTTATTACATTAAGTGCAACTACCGCAAGCCTTTTTTCCGACGTTTTAACAATTGGATCTTTTAGTTTTGCTCTTGTCTTTGAGAAATCCCAACCGTTTCTTAATTCTACGGCTCCCTGCGTATCGCCTCCGGTATTTCCCTGTTTATTTGGAATTGCCAGAATTGAAAGAGCATTATCCCATAAATCTTCCTTTGCCACCTGACATTGACTTTGATTCAATTCTTGTGTCATTATGTCAACATCGGATTTATTGTCTTTATTTATGGACTTTACTACCAACGCATGGCTTTCTTTCATTTTTCTAAATGTTTCTTCATCAACTTCACAATTTATAAACTTAACCCAGTATTGAACAAATTGTTCGATACCATCCATTCTGTTTGATTGCATATTGTTTATTGAATCCAGAATACCAGAAACAAGTTCGATATCTGATATTCTTTCATGGTTATTTGGAAACTCAACAATGGGAATTTCGCCATAAGTGTGAAGTTTTGATTCAATAACCTTGCTATCAACTATTCTAAATGACATTGTGTTACTAAATGCCATTTTATAGAATTTTCCTTTTTCGTCTTTTAGTTCCTGCACCGCAAGAATTGGTTCTTCTGTGCTTTCGTTGTATATAACAAACGTATTGATCGGTGTTGGTGCCACTATCCGAAAAGGAATGTCTCCCTTTTTAGGCTGTATCGCTTTAAAAGATGTTCCAGTAGCGGATTGCCATTCTCCAGCCTTAATGTCTTTTTCCTGCTTGTTAGCATCTGACATAAAGTCATTTAATGTATCAACTGCCTTATTTACTTTTTCATCATCTTTCCTACTGATAAACTGAACCGGTTCCCCATATGTCTGTCCAACCTTAAACTGTACAATCTCATACGCATGATTTTCTACAACTTTGTTGGTTATATCTTCGTTCGTTATTTTTTGGCGATAAAGTATTGGCTGATCCCCCTTGTAGTAATCCCATAAATATTTGATTACTGATTTATTCCAGTAAAACACACCAATACATTTTCCAATAACTTCAACTACATTGTCACGAGTTATGGATTCCGCGTTTGTATATGCAATTTTTCGTCCATACTGTCCTTTGACAATCTCTTGAAGTTGTACACGGTTCATTTTTACACCACCTAAACAAATCTCATTCCGCTTGAAGTCGTTCGTTCAAGCATTTTCGTTACTGTTACTTTTGCCGTTACCGGATCATACAAAATTCTCTTCTTGCACTTTTTACAATTAAAAGCCAAATTCATTTTTGTGATTCCGTTATGGCTTCCTACTTTTCTTCCGCACTGCGGACAATATACTGTAACCATACGCCTTTCCCCTTGCAATAAAAAAGGCACCGCAATACGCGATGCCAAAAACTTTCTTTATTTCCTAGTATAATAATATCACAACTCATATGTGACATTCCATGACATCTTTTATTTTTTTACAAATATTCATCACCAAATTTTTCTTCAAATTGACGCAATGCTTTTCCGTGAAGCCGAATTGTCTGTCGATATGAGTAATCCATCTCCACGGAAATCTTTTCAAACGATTTCTTTTCGATGTAATAGGAAAAAAGCACATTATAAACGTTTTCGTTTTCCATACTATCAATCTGACTAATTATTTTTTGTTTTTTTTCAGTAAAATCATCAATTATCTTATCAAGATTTTTTTCCATTTCATCAATTTTAGCATATGTGTTTCCAATACGATCAACGTTTGGCGTACTTCTTACGCGTTCTTCGGTTGACACAGCAGAAATACTACAAGACAATTCTCTTAATTGAGATATTTCTGCCAATTTGTTATTTATCATTCGGTTCAATCTGCTTATTTGGTTTAAATATTCTTTTGTTGTCATCAATAACACCCCCTAAATGGATTTACTGTTGCTTCTACTTTTGCAACCTTATTACCTTGTGTTATTCTTAACGCAAAGTTAGAAAACACATCTGGAACATCATCTAACTGCTTTCTCCCGGAAACAGAATACTGTTTTAATAACGACATCATCACTCCGTATGGCTCATTAGGCTTATATTTTGATGGATCTTTGAAAACAATGTGCTGCAAAATCCAGTTAGAACACTGGAAAATTCTCGCTTCTTTGTTTGTTTCTGTCGGCGTGTCTGTAATATTGCATATCCATCCTTTGCTTTCGACACGTTTATTTACTTCCATTGCCACACGGTCTCCACCAGCATTTCTCTCAAACTCGCATTCCTGCACTTGATTATTTACCAGCACATTAGCGGAATTTTCGTACTGCATCTCATAATCCGCCGTATTATCACACACGCAATCAACGCAATAGTAATCTTCCCCATATTTTTGTAATACCGGAAGTACAAAATAGTCTGTTCCTTTCCCCTTTGTGTCGCATTGACTGGTAATGATCTCCGGTTCTCCGTGTGGCAAATTGAGATATCTTCGAATCTTATCTTCTGGAAACAGTAAGCCTTCTCGCTCGATTGGATCCTGCTTGTACAGACAACGATAAGAAATTTCGTCCATAAGTAACTGTATGTCTTCAAAATCTTTTACCGTATATCCACCAAACTCAAAGTCAAAATTGCTTTCTCCAGTTACTGGATCAATGTCTGGTACTGATATTACTTTTACTCTTTTGTTGCCCTCATAGGCCTGTATAATGCGTCCAATGACATCGCGGACACTCCACCTCGTAGCAATATGTATCTCTTTACATGGGTTTCCATCTTCGTCCGGAATCTTTCTCTGTCTGGCATCTACAGCATATTTTCCCCACAACTTATCAAGATAAAGTGGATTCAATGCTTCTTCAATTCCACCGATCATGTCATCTACAAGCAAAAATTTATTTGCACGCACTTTTCCGGCATTCTTGCTTCCAACGGACGTACATTGAACAGACTGGAACGGCTTATACTTTCCTACATTAAACGTTTCCAACTTTGCATTTGTGCTTGTTACTTTAAGCATTGGAAATATCTCGTTCCATGTGTACTCGTCTGTGTTCGTTACGATGTCATATACGCCGTCATAATACATTCTGGTAATGTCGCCACTGTGTGAATAAAAAAGGTTATATCCGTTCGAATACCAGCCTATAACGGCAGAATGAAAAAACTTTTCGATTGTGGTCTTTCCTGTTCCGGGTGGCAATGATATACACAAAATGTCGTATTTGTCATCTATCATCCCTTGCAACGCATCTATAAGACCAATTTTTATAAATTGCTTTCTCCGCGGCATATAAAACCGCTCTTTCGGCAATCTTTTCTTCTCAATGTACCTGAAAAAACTATCAACAACCTTGTTTCTGGCTTCCAAAAGCAAAATCTCATACAATTTATCTAAGATTTCGTAGGAAACATCGTTTTCAAAGCAATATTTTTCCAGGTCCCATGAATTTCCCCCGGTTGAATCCTTGATAAATTGCTCTATAATCTCTTTTGCTCGACTAGTGAGTATCAATCCATACTTGATATCTTTTTCTCGCTCTATGGCTACTTGACAAGCCTGCACGTATGCTTCAATAGCATCTTCGTCAATGCCATTTTGCTTTATGTAATTTTCATATTCTTGGATTCTTTGCCGCAATTCGGCTGACATAAAGATGCACCTCCACAGAAAGCGGAAGTGTGTTTACTTCCGCCTATAATTTTTTTAGGTTAGCGGCTGAATCTATTTTCAGTCGGTTAATTTTTTATTTTCATTTTTCAATAATTTTCACAGTATCTTGTATACCATAGTAAATTATATACCTTTTTCCGTCTTCACTTTCAAACTTGATGTAATTATCGTTATGATCGCTTTCTACATCAATTTTCCCTTGATAGTGAAAAACTTCTCTACCATCTTCCGTGGTAATCGTAATTTCTCGTTCAATACCATTTGAAAGGTTTGACCGGAAATCTTTCATTCCTCTGATTCCGCTTGCGGTTGACGTGTTGTACCAGTTTAAAAAAATCGCAAGCAAAATAGTTACAATAATTGTACTAAAAACAATTGCTAAGCCAGCAATTCTAGTATCTTTATCTGCCAAAAGTACAACACTTATAATAAGCCCAATCAAAAGTAAAAACACTAAAACTACCCATTGTGCTATTGTAAACATAGTTATCACCTCCTTAATAATTTGATGCTTCATTGCAACAAACCGGATGTAATTTATCAAAGAGTGCATCGTAGTCGTCAATTACATAACTTGCCGGAACCACATAGTTCTTGATTCCATATTCTGAAACTGTTTCTCTTTCAATCCGGCATCCGCTCCACTGGTAACTCTCATTGATTCCAATAAACACATCTGCTTCTGACAACTTTTTTAGGCTTTCCCCAAGATACCAAATTGCCTGATTATTGTTCTCCGGTGGATTGTCCTTGATGTAACTGTCAATTAGTTCCAGTTCTTCGCCCTCGTAGATTTCAGCAATCTTTTTCATCTTCTGTATACTTGCTTTGATTTCCTCTTCTGTTCTGCCTTTCATAGGCACGCTCACAAATAATTTTTTCATGGTTTTATCTCCTTTTTTATATTTTATAAACCTTTTTAGGTTATCAGATAACTTCAATTGCTATCCGCTAAAGGTTTAATTCACTTTCTTAAAGTCCAAACAACTAAGTTTGCCATCCTTATCCCTTTTCCACGAGGAAGTCCAATGTCCGACAATGTTATCATTTTTATTATTTGGAACTCTATTTACAGTAGCGTCAGTAAGAACACTTTGAGGAAAACTTAAATCATCTACAATTATTCCCTTTTTATGGTAACAAAATGTACTCGTATAATGGTTTCGTTCATCAGAAATCGTTCTACAATCTATAACATTTCCGTTTGCAATACAATCGCTTAAGTATTTGCAATTATCGCATTTCGTGTCTTTCTCTACATATTTTTCCAGAAACACGTCCGATTGCTTTCTTTTACGTCGCCATACATAAAAAACAATTCCTATAGCAATCACAAGTGCAATTATCAATACAATTTTACTCATTTTTCATAAACCTCTCAATTCCTGCACATAGTCAAATCTCCAAAATACCCAATTTTTCATAAACTTTTGCAATTTTTGGAAATTGAATCGCTATCCAATCAATCATTGTTTCTTCATGTCCAAAACTTTGTGCATGTTCAAAATTTGATTGCAAACCACTTTCTGCTAAAAAAGCATGTACAATTTCATGTCTAAGCGACTGATTTTGAAGTCTCTTAAAATTTCCGACATTATTGTAATTGTCTCCCCTTATGCATATTACACGATTAAAATAATCACAAAAGCCGTCAATCTCTTCATCTTTTAATGTTTCTTCCCTTATCGTGTATGTAGTTCCTAAAATATCAACTTCATTCATTCTAACACCTCAAAACAAATTATCCGGAAACTCTTCGCCATTTATAAGTTTCCAAAAATATTTACTGATTGTTGGCGGGCTAACTCCAACGTACTTTGCCGCTTTTGTTAGGCTCATTTTGCATTGCACCCATTGATTGTACGCATAATAAAATTTTTCCTTGTCAATCTTATGTACGCCCTTTGCCATTTTTCTTCACTCCTTTAATTTGCGGAATCTGCATGGCGAATCTGCCGATTTCTTACCTTGCCGGATTCCAGCAACGACCATGCAAATATAATGAATGGGGTTCTGTTGCCCTGATAGTATAAGGCAACAACGCAAGTGATGGGATTCGAACCCATAATTCAAAATTGCCCCTCATGGCATATACACTTGCATAATGACCGCATCCAGGGCTTTTCACTACAGTAGATAAAGCCCAACTACAGTAGTGTGTCGTTTAGATACGGTCATAGGTGCCATTTGGCACCGTTTGATTTTATCGTCTTTTCTGACGCTCAAAATCTCAAAATGCTTGCTAAAAGCAATGTCATTTATACTGCCGGTCAACGGCAATGTTTTTGGATGAGTGCGGACTTGAACCGCACGGCTGACCTTTTGCGCGCAACGGTCACATAAATTCATTCTCGCCTAATATATCAGGATCCTTGACATCTCGGTAAAGAATAAAAATACGCTGCCTGCCCCTTGCATCATCCAACACAAGCCAAGTCATGAACGATGAAAAGATTGTTTAATCTGAATAATTCCTTGGCTTGTCCTTATTTGATTTTTTTAGTAGACTGACACCTTGTCACCACTACCAAAGTATATCGCCGTGTCGGTTACTCGGCTTCGGCGATAATCGGATTGCAAGGATTCGAACCTTTTACCCCACGAGATCAAGACACATCTCTTCCCAAATGCATCCAGCCAAGTATGCGGCAATCCGTTTTGTGTGCGTGATGAAAATGACAAAAGGCACGCACACACATTATAAAAAGGAGTGTTTCCCAATGTAATGAGAAACTCTAAAAACCACCGGCTATAACGGCTCTGCTCTGGAAAGCAAAACTTGATTTTCACATCATCAATAGGGATGACCTATTAAACCTGCCTAAATTCTGCCATGACATTTGACCGCCACAGCAGAAATCAAATATGAGGTATTATGAAAAAGGTATTTCAACCCAATACCGACTTTCACGGCACCGCTGATCTCGGTGTTTGATTTCCACAGTTTGGAACTCGGCTAAGCCCCGTAAACCGTACAGACATTTGACCGACCTGCACGGTGTAAAGAAAAAGGACAAGTTATATCAAAAAATTCTAACTACCTAGTATTATGTTCAAGTGTCCAGCACCTATAAGTGCGCTCACTCGATTAAATTCTTCCTGCGCGGATTCTTCTGATTCATACGCGCCTAACAAATAATTTTTACCGTTTTCTAACTCGGCATTTATTGTCATTCCATCTCGTCTCAACACTGCTCCGTCTAACGGGATAGATATATCTTGGCTTTGCGAAACTATTCTCATTCGGCTCAACCTCCGTTTTTTGTTTTTGGGGATATTTGGGGGACTTAATAGGGCGAACGTACGTTCGTATATAGACCCCCTCCCCCCCTCTTCCAGTCCATTCGGTGCGGATCTGCTCAAATCTCTGCCGCGCCCGCTCATTTGTTCGGGTTTGGCTTGCTTTCTTTCGCTCTCTTGGACAAACTACAGTTTGTCCAAGAGAGCAAATCAATATATAGTGGTCTCCTCTTTTTCTGCAACAATATCTTGTTTTTCTGTCGATTCCAGCGATTGAACCGGTGCAGATTCTCCAAGTTTTGGTAAATCAGCCGTGCCCAATGCAGCGCGTTGAGTATTTTCTTTTGATACTCCTGGCAGATTCCAGCGGAATTGATGATTGAGAATAGCCAAGATTCCCATGGCTTTATTCCCTGCCGTTGACAGTTTGGCGCTTAATGATTCTTCACGCAAAGCGTCTATTTTTTGCGTGAGGCGATAAGGGGCATCGCTTAACCTTCCCGGCTTATTCGTCGCCCACGCGTTAATCACATCACTTGAAATCCCTGTAAGAAATGAAAAGCCTGCCCTTGATATTTCTTTATCATTCATAACGCATAAATAGGCATATGATTCCAATATCTTCTCCAGCTTTGCTATGTCGTATCTGTTGCAGTTGGATTTCTGAACTGCTCCAGGAATTTCAATATTTCGTTTATCCCTCAAAATATCCCTGTCTTTAAACAAACATCTGTTTGTATACA